CTTCGCTTCAGCTTTTACTGCTCGTGGTGCCTTGAGGTTGATGGGTCGCTCTGACTTCTCGGTCTCGGACTCGCCGTCCTCCTCTGCGTCCTCTTCAGCGGAAAGGATCACTACCTTTGCGGCTGTGTAATCAACATCATCATTGGCATCGAGGACGTAGATCTTCTCGAACTCCTCATGGAGCTCCTCGATAAGTTCCAGCTTTGCCTCTGCGTTGTCCTCAACTGGAAGGATGAACACGTTCGTGATTACGACCTGGTTGTCGTCAAGCGCCTTCATCATAGGTCCAAGGTCTTCCTTCTGAACATTGGTCATAATGTAAATTTCAGCGCCCCCGTCCTCACCTTCCTCAAAGCCCTCAATGATGTCAAACCCGCCTTCGAGGATTTCAAAGCCTGGGGTCATGATCGTCCCGATTGGATCGACAAGAACAGCAGCCGATCGCTTTCCTGGGTTATTCTTCTTCATCGGTGGCTGCGGTGGGAGACCAGGCTTAGACCTTCGTGCTGGCGGCTTTGGCGGGAGATTCTGCTCTTCGCTCTTTTCCTCGCCAGGCATTGCGCTGTCTGTGGGCATTGCGATTGCTGGCGGCGTTGGCTCATCGGCTGGTTGCGCAGGTGTCTCCGGGGTCTCCTCGTCGCCACCTTCTGGTGCGCCAACTGGACTATCTGGCGGAGTGGTATTCCCGTCCTCGTCGACGATTCCAAGTTCGCGCGCATACAGCGAAAGTGGCAAGAAGCCGCGCGGTGTTGGGAGCCAGATCTCGTCACCAATCTTACCCACTCCGTCCTGGCCACGCTCACGAAGGGCATCGTTCAGGCGGAGCCAAGGCATACCGGCAAGTGCAGCTCGGTAGTACGGCGTAATGACCTCCTTAGAGGCCCGGCCGAGATCGGTGTAGGTAAATCGGAGGTTTTCGTCGTAACGCCAGACAATTTCTCGCGTTAGGTACTCGGCAATAAGGTCGAGGAGCGGGGTGATGCCGACGTCCTGTGTGAATGCGGCGCCAACCTCGGCGCTTGCCCGATTGACGTCCATTGTGATGCCGATGTCTTGTGGCTGCACGCCGAATACTGCACAGATCTTACGGGCCAGATAGATTTGCCATTCCATGAACTGCATGTCTCGGTTTGACGGCGCAAGTGGAATCCACTGCATCTGCTTGCCACCACCCGTAATGGCGACTTGGCTGCGCCCAGCAATCTCCGCGTCCCAGTAGGACTTAAATGCGTCAACCTGATCCGGGCGAATACCCTCACCGAGGTGAAGTATTCCCGGAGGGGCCGCCTGAGTCACGGACCGCGAGTTGTATTGGGCCGCAGCCATGTCGGAGTCAATTGTCGAGGCCAGAACCTCGAGCGGGGACAAGCCAAGTGGCGAGTAGGTCATCGGGTTCGCCTGGATAACAACAAGCTCATCGTTCAGGTACTTCGAAACGACCTTCCCGGAGCTGTCGTATTGGTAGTAGCGCGGCTTATCTGAATCAGTCCCATCCCACGACGGGTCAAAACGGATAGATCCTCCGTCAATTGGCCAAAGATTAGCGATTGGGTCACGTCGGATTCCAAGGCGAGCACCTGCCGTAGGCTCAACTTCAATGGCGCCGATGTCAAGCGTCAAAAGATCTTCGATCACTGGCTCGATGAATGAGCGGAAAGAGTCCCTTCGCGTGTTTGGATGACGGAACAAATACTTGATGCGCTTTACGGTTAGATGATCTACTGGTGTCTCGCCGTCAAGCGAAACGATGTCCCACTGTGCTCGGCTAACCTGCGTGCGACGTAGATTGATTGCGGCCCGAATCCATGGATTTTCGCGCGCCCATCGTCGAAGCTGCTTTACAGAACGCTTACCATTATTGTCAATCTGAGAAGCGCCGCGCGTATACGGGGAATTGTCCCAGTTGGGCAGCATCTCGTCGGGGAAGTTCTTGACAGTCTCGTTGCCGCCCCTGCCAAGGATACGGTCAAGTATCGATCGATCTTCGGCCACTTATCTTCTCCCTCTAATGGAGGACCTGACGGCCCCCCAGATGGTTGTTTCCTGCATTTCCCCAGAGATTACTTTTCTTGTCTGTTCTAATGTTAGCGCAACCCTGCGGACTGAACCGTCATACGATATTGCTCTCATGCACGGATAATTCTGCCAGTATCTCGGGACGGCAAATCGCCCGTCAGCAAAATCTACCACGACAGTCGATGTTATGTCAGGTGTCAATCCTCTACCTCGTTATTGTCCTCTCCTGGCAAGACGATTTCATTGTCTTCGTCCTTATCAAGCTCCCAGACGTGCCTTGCATAAGCTCGCTGCTGGGGAACGCTCCTCCGAAGCCTGTGCAGCAGTTTATAGCAGTCAGAACAGACTGCGTATCTTTTTTGCCCCTTGGCCCTTGGAACCAGTGGCTCTGGAACAAGGACGGTCTCGATGTGATGCTCTCCACTCATAATGAAGCAAAGCGCGCATCGAGGGTGGGCCCTTTGTATTAGCTCGTATCTCTTAACAAGGGGCTCAAAAGTCTTTTGTAGTCTAGCCAGCTCTTTGTACCCGCGCTTTAGTTCGGATGCAGTTTCCTGAAGCTGCTGGCACGTTGGGCACTTTTTAGACGGCTCATCCGCCGACACCTCGGATATCTCGGTCTCCGGCCCAGGGGCGAATTCGCTGTCAGTATCCATGGCATTATTATACGGTATAAAGGACTAATACCCACCCTAACGGGCTAAATAGGTGACTAATAGGGTCTTAATATGTGTAAACTATGCAGAAATGTGGTTAAATACCACGTAGAAATTGTTCTGTTGACTAGTCAATAGAACAGTCATACAATCCTAGGGCTAGGGGCTATGCCCAGGGGAGGATGTCTTGGATTTCAAGCTTTACACCAACGCCCTAAAGGTACGGGAGACCGACAACGGGGACCTATACGTCTCCGGGACTACGTCATCCACGATTAGGGATCGACAAGGTGATGAGATCACTCTTGATGCTATCAAGTCAATGGCGGATACGGCAAAGCAGAATATGACCGTGTTCCTCAACCATAACTACAACGTCCCTGAGGACCTCTTTGGTTCTGTTACCGACGCACGAATTGTTAAGCGTCTCGACGCTGACACCGGCCTAGACGTCTACGATCTTGATATTGACATTAAGGTTTGCCCTGAAGATGAGAACCCAGCAGCCATGCAGGCCTATAAGGCCATCAAGCGTGGCGTAAAGCTGGGAATGTCGATTGGCGCTCGCGTGGAGAAGGTCTCCAAGCGAAAGGACTCTAGTGGCTTGGATACATACGTTATAGAGAAGGTCAACCTTCTTGAGTCTAGCATCGTCGGCATTCCGGCGAACCAGAGGTCCTATCTCCAGAACGCACTCAAGAGCCTCAGAAGCGCCGATCAGGCTGGTGAGCTTGGTGACGCCCTGAAGGCTGGGGGCGTAGAGGGTGACTCTGAGAAGAGTGCCATGAGTGATTCTGTTACCCACGAAGCCGACGGGTCGTACGAGGCTTCTGGGGCGGATGTTATCGGCGGGGAGCCTAGTGCTAATCCGTCTACAGAAGAGATCGCACCGGCTCCCGAAGAGGCCGCCAGTGCAGGAAATGAGGTAGAAAACGTGAGCGATACGCTTGAAAAGGCAACCCGTGTCACGGTAACTGTTTCCGGCCAGGACGGGAAGGAGCGCGAGCTTCCAATCCCTGCGTCCTCAGTGCCAGAGCCAGTGATCGAAGAGAAGGGCGCCATGCCAGTCGCTGATCGACTTAAGAATGTTGTCGGCGAGCTCGATTCAGTTAAGTCTGAAGAGGCAAACGAAGATCGAGCGAAGTACATTGAGTATGCTGCTGGGTGGGTGCAGGCCTATCTAGAGTATGAGGCTGCACCAGCGGCCGAATCGGTCGAGGCCGGAATTGTCGATGAGACGACGAAGTCCCTTGATCATCACGTAGAGGCTACAGAGACGCCCGCCGAAGAGGCGGATCTCGCCGTGGTCGCTGAAGAGGCTGTTGCTTCCGTTCCCGCAGAGGAGGTAGTGGTGGAAAATACCGCCGCGACCGAACTCTTGGAGGAGAAGGAGCAGCTTGAGAAGGACCTCGAGCATGCGGTGAAGCTTTTGGAGCTTGCTCTAAAGTCACCAGCTGGCCGAAAGTCAATACTTACGGATGTACCGGCGAAGAAGGGGATTGATGCCCCTTGGTTGAGCCCGTATATTCAGGCTATTTTGGAGAAGAAATAAATGTCTGAGATTCGAGAGAAGCTCGAGGGCCTGGAGAAGGAACTCGAGGGCCTTAATGCGGCCCCTGCAGGTGTTGTCGGCAAGGACGACGCACAGGCAGACTCGTTCGATTCCGTGAGCGCCCTTGTCGCACAGCGCGAGCTGCGCGAGAAGTTCGTTTCGATGGACTCGAACGATGTAAAGAAGATGCTTGACGTCCAGGCTGGTAAGCAGTCCGGTCGACAGGCCAGTGACGATGTTCTCAACCGCCTTGCGGTTGCTAACCCGAACATTGCCAAGGTGCTCGATGCTAGCGGCGGCGCTGCGCTTATCCGCCAGGACCTCGAGCCAATGCTCTACGCGCTGTTCGTAAAGCGATTCCCGTTCTTTGACCGCATCCGCAAGGAAGGCGCCAACGGACTTGTTCACGCTTACAATCAGCAGACCGCTTACGGCGATGCAGCGTTCATGACTGAAGCTGGCACGGTGACGGATGACACCAACACCTATGCCCGCCAGACCACGAACGTTGCGGTCCTTGCGACCCGCCGTGGTATCACCCTCAAGTCGCAGTTTGCGATCACGCAGGGTGGTGCTGGGTTTGACGGCCTTGCCACCGAGCTTTCGGGCGGCGTGACGGCAATTGCCCACAAGCTCCAGAAGACCCTCTTCCAGGGTAACGCTTCGTCCTCGACCGGTACTGCCGGTGTAGAGCTCGGCGCGTACGATGCGAACGGCTTCGACGGCCTTCGCAAGGTTCTTGGTTCGGCCGCTGCTGCTGGCAACCCAATTACGACGAAGGGAACTTCGACGTACACGGCTGCCATCAACGACACCGTTGCCTCGATCCTGAACAACGGCGGCAACCCATCGGCGATCATTCTTTCGCCTACGGATGCTGCTGCTTACCAGAACGAGCTGACGAACCTTATCCGTTATCCGGGTGCTGGTGAAGTCGGCCAGGCTGGTCTTGGCTTCGGGTCAGTCGTGACCCCAGCCGGTGCACTTCCGCTCCTCGCCGTTCCTGGCGACTCGATCGGCTCGTACACCGTTTCTAGCGTCAACCTCCGCGACATGTATGTCGTCGACGAGGACACCTGGTCGATGCCTTACCTCGGTTCGGACTCGATCACGACCCTTGAGATCCCTGTTGGTGTGGGTGGCGCGCTGACCCGGCTCTATATCATGTTTGTGATGTACGGCTTGGCTGCTAAGGCTCCTCAGTTCAACGGCAAGATCCGCGTCGCTGTCTGATCTAGATAGAGACTAAGGTCTGAGAATGGGGCGAGTGGGCTTAGGCTCGCTCGCCTCGTTCTTTTAGAGGAGAAAAAATGGTAAAGATTGTT